TTAAAAATTGAATTTTTATTTTGTTAGAAGATTTCACAAGTAATGTTAATTAACAATGGATTTTAAAATTAATAGTATGTGTTTTTTAACAGATCCATGTCAACATTATGTTAAGTTTAATGATGGCACCAATAAACGAATGAGTGGTCCAGAAATATATAATTTATATAAAGAACATGACATTGATGTGCCGGAACATTTTCTAGAATATAGGAGTTTAGCCAAAGTATTAAAAAAAAAATTATCAATCGATAATGGTAATGCCGACTATGCTAAACTTGATAATGATAATTTAGGTCAATATTTGTTAACAGCTTGCCAAAATAAAAATATGGATCTTGCCCGATATTTAGTGGATGTTCGAAATACTCCTGTAACAATCCAGATAATTAAAGCATGCTGTAACAATCTAGATATGTTAAAATGGATAATACAAAAGAAAGGGAATTTAGATATTAATAAAATTCATTATATATTTGGTGTTCCAAATAAATTTCGGTATAGTGGAGGTTGTCGGATATTGGAAGATGTTCTTTATGCAAATAAAGGTAAAAACATATTATCATATATGGTTCACAATAACAATACTGCAGGATTAAAATATTTAATTGAAGAAGTTGGTATTTCCCTTAGTTTAGGAACAAAATATTCAAAACCATTGATTGTTGCATTAATAAATGACAATAAAGAATTAGTCGATTATTTAATTCAAAAAAGTATTGAACAAAAGGCAATGTTTCATGGAACAGATATTTATTACTTGAAAAAGTTTGAATTTTATAATATATTTAAGAAAATTGGTTTAATCTTTAATGTAAATATAAAATGTAAATGTGAGATTGATATTCGAGAACGAGTTATTAAGATTGATAAAGATAATGAAATGTCAGATGAAAAATCCCTCAAAGATCAAAAAGATATATTTGAAGAAAATGTTACCAAAGATCTTTATGGAATTTGTAATAATCCTTTGCCTAAATCCGGACAAATACAATTAAAACTTGAAGGTTGGACAAATCGCCATGAATTTGATTATTTAGATATTATCATCACTATTAAAACATTAACTCCTGATATGATTAACCATGTGAATTATAATTGTGGAGGTTCTCTTCTCCCTTTTGAGAAAATCTGTGATGGTGTATTTCGATTGCCTAAATTATCCAATCCAATACACACAACTTGTTTAGTATGGCACGATCAACGTGTTGATATTGACTTCGATAAAAATATGGCTATCAAAGAATTTAACGTAAAATTTGTTCTGTTAAAACCCAAATGTGATCGTAAAGAATGTGCACGCACCCATTTACTGTTTTATAAACTAACTGATGAATATTTTATGCGTTCGGGCAGTGGTATGGGATCAATTCAAAAAATAAATGATAAATTATCAGATGATTATTTAAAAGATATGATAAAAAGAGATCCAAATTGTGAAAAATATTTGCTTTAAACAAAACTTAATCGAAGATTAAGAGCGTGAATTTTATGCATAAAATTGATTTTTTATTTTTCATAATTAGTTTATAATAATAGTATTAATAAAATGTTAGAAGGCAACTGTGAAAGTTTTTCTTCTCCTCCTACTTCCAAACGTATTGATTGTGAAATAAATAGATGTATTGGAAAATTAATATTTAAAGCTGGACCGGTTGCTTATTATAACGCTTATTCAAGTACAAAATTTACGATCGAGTTGATAGAAAATTTCACTCATGTTCCACATAAAGTAGCCGTTGATGCTCTTATTTCGGCAAAGGGAGATTTGATAAATGCTATTATAGAATTGGGAATATAAAAATGATTTTTTATTTGATCAGATGTATCTATTTTGTCAATTATAAATTAAAATGAGTTTCGAATTAGGTGATATGTGTTATTTAACATATCCATGTCAACATAATGTTATATTTAACGATGAAAATATCAAAAATAAAAGAATGACTGGACCACAAATATATAATTTATACAAAAAAGAAGATTTAGATATACCAGAACATTTTATGATATATAAGGATTTAGCAAAAGTATTAGATAATGTTAATTCAATCAAGAACAAAAATGCGAATTATGCCAAACTCGATGATGCTAATTTAGGTAAATATTTGTTGGAAGCATGCCAAAATAATAACATGAATCTAGCCCGATATTTGGTAGAAATCCGAAATACACCCATAACACTCAAAGTAATAAAAAAATGCTGTGATAATTTAGAAATGCTGAGGTGGGTAATGGAAAAGAAAGGAGATCTAAATATTACCGATATAAATTTGGGATTTTTTGTTGGATATATGACTGGAGACGTTAAAATGGATTATTATAATCATAAAGGTAATATATTGTCGTATGTAACTTTAAACAATAATGACAAAGCTTTAAAATATTTAATTGAAGAAGTCGGTATATCGCTTGATTTGGGGCCAGATTACTCGAAACCATTAATTGTTGCTTTGATGAATGACAATAAAGAATTATCTGATTATTTAACTCAGGTGTGTATTGGACAAAAAGCCATGTTTTATGGGGCTGATATTGATCACTTAAAAAAGTTTGAACTTTATGATAAATTTTCTCAAGCAGGTCTGATCTTTAATGAAAATACAAAATATAAATGCGAAATTATTATTAGGGATCGAATTACTGAAGTAGATCTTGATATACATAAAATCGGGCCGGAACTCATGAAACAGCTGAGTAATAATCAGATAAATTATTTAAAAAAACAGATAAACAAAGATCTTAATGAAATTTGTAATAAACCTTTACCTAAATCCGGACAAGTTCGGTTAAAATTAAACCATCATGAATTTGAATATTTAGACATAATCATCACTATTAAACCTGGTGTGGTTAGTAGCATAAACTTTAATTGTGGAGGTCATCTTTTCCCTTTCGAAAAGGTGAGTGACAATGAATACAGATTACCAAAGTTAACTCATCCCATACATGTTCATTGTTTAATGTGGAACACACCTCAATATATTGACATAAACTTTGACAAACCGTCAGAAAGTACTACTGGTTCTTTGAACGAATTAAACGTAAAAATAATTCTGTTAAGGCCCAAGTATGAACGTAGGGAATGTCTTCAACATTCTTTAGTATATAAATTAACGGATGAATATGTAATGTTTTGTTGTGCAGGTGTGGGACAAATCCAAAAAATCTCCGAGGTGTCCGATAATGTACCAATGGAAAAAATGATAGAAATCGATCCAGATTGTGAGAACTACATACAAAGTACCATTAAGCGTAAAAATTAATTTAGCACGGAGGGTTAGGGATTCTAAAATAAATAAGAGGATAGTTCTGTCACAAAAATTGAATTTTTATTTTTTTTATAATTAGTTAATAAGAACAATGTTAATAAAGAATGGAACAACTAATTGTGCCAAAATTTGACTGTAATTGTAGTAAGCCCGATAAATGCTGTACATGTGTGGGATGGAAAGTATGGGAACGGGAACACCGGGAATGGGAAGATGATTCCGAACATTTTATATCTCAATATGATGTTAGAGAATATATGAGTTCAAAAACATGGGGGTCTGTTAAAAATGCAATACAAATTGATCTGGGACCTTGTTTAGAAATTATTTTTTCGAATTATAAGAAATATTGGACAGTTAGATTAAGTTTTTATAATAAAAATCCACGTTGCACAGAGCCAGATTATTACTGTTTACGTGGACATCATCTTCCATACAATATACCATACCATATAAAATATAAAGCGAAAAATTGCAAAAAATGCAATAAAGAAAATAAAATTGTTGAACTACAAGGATTATTGCCTTCTGGGTTAATAAATAAAATTGGCTTATATCTCAAATAAAAAATTAATTATTTTTATTTTACAATCCGTTTCTTTGAAGAGTCGATCATGAAAGCCATAACTGCAATTGTAGATGCACTCGTAGCATACTCAGAAAACGATTTATCTCTTATTATCTTATCAGTGTTGGCAACACCTTTGCATACTCCATAGACAAACTGAGACTGATATTGACATTGCTCTAGGAAGGAATATGATCCTTGGTCTATACCTTTGTTAATCTCAATGGGTAATAAATTACGATGTAATACACCATCAATTTGTAAAAACGTTTTCGCATAGACATGTGGATAAGGATCGACCTTTGTATGATGGATTAACCACTTTGCATCTGGATTGACAACAATCTTTTTTCGTAATGGTTCAATGATCGAACCCATCATTTCAAGGGGTAATTTGCTAAACGGAGAGTCTTTATTAGATTGATGGGCCCATAATATTAACGAGGCGGAATCTTTGAACTGTTTGTGTTGTTGTTGGATAATACAATTATTTTTCCATTTTTCACCAGTCGGTGTCAACAGGATATTATTATCTTCAAACTTAATAAAATTATGTTTAGTCAATGTGGTTACCATATTACTTGCATACTTTGGCCACTCAGAGTTAATTATTTTTACAAATTCCTGTATTTTTTTCATATATCCTGTCTCAATAGCAATCATAATACCAAGGGCAATATATTCTGGTTGAGGAATAATTTTATTTTCCCAGCCAGAGAAAATAGATTTACGATCGCTCTCTACACAAGTAACAAAATCTTTGACATTATTTTCAACAATTGGATGTGGTTTTATTGTTAGAGTATTGGTGTTTAATCTTTTTCCAAATTTATTTATTTCAGTCTTGTTTGACTGAGCTTCAAGACAAAAGATAACATCTCCGGTTCGAAATGTGGAATCTGTAGTACAAGAACCAAGTAGCCATACCCAGGTAGGTTTGGAAACGGCCTTGAGTATATTTTGTAATGCTCTTAATGTTGCAATATTACTTTTTTCGGATGATTCCCCATAGACAATGATACGAAAAGGAATGTTCATAGATGAAGTATTAAAGACGGTATAGCCATAGAGATAATCAATATCTTGACCTTTGAGTTTAAAATGAGTTTTCAATGTGTCTTTTACGATGCCAGCTTCTTTTATCGTAGTACATACCAAAATAGCTGTATTTTCTTTCGGAGTAAGATTCATTTTAAAAACAAATTGTCTATTTGTCTATTAACAAGTAGTTAGAAAAGTCAATTTTTTTGTTTAAAATTGATTTATAAATCATCAAGATTCAAATTAACACTTTTATTAAAAACAATGAATAATGAACTTTCGTTTCATTTGGTTTTTAATATCTACAAATATTTATTTAAAATAAGACATGAAAACAAAATGAAGCCAGTTCTAAAAGATATAATTTCAAATGTAGAATTTGCTGAACAAAAAAATTATTGTCCAACCAACGATTCATACTATTATTTGTCACACGTTAAAGATAATTGGTATCGAAATAAAAGAGACATGCCTAGAGACATATATGTCAAATACAAACCACGGGATCCAAATTATGAATCCGTAATATTAACTGATTCTATGTGTTTTGAAGAATTTTACACTAATTGGTATGTGAGATGTACTAATTATGAAATGTTTCCAATTTATACTTCCAAATCAAGAATTATTAATTCATTTAATTATGAAATATATATTCGACATGTTAAGAATGAGAAAACACGAAAATGTGATTGGCATTATAAAATGTATGGCTAGAAACTATTCTTCTTTTTAATTATTTTACTGCTCCTTTAGAGGCTTGTGGGAAACAGTCAACTAAAATCATTATTGCCTCCACAATTTCTTCATTACTTTAATCTACTGCTGACTACAACATTCAATCTTTTCAGTTGTAAAATGATCACCTAACACGTATTTTTTAATTACATAGTAATCAAACCAGTCGCAACACTCTTTATTCGTCTATATTTATTTCATTGAACATTGTGTATATACTGATATGATATATTATTGGTAGATATTCCGAATAACCTTTCCGTCAATTTAAAAATTGATTTTGTTATAAGTCATGTTTTACAATTATAGTACTTTGAACATTATAATGGAAACGACCACAATGAGTAAAAACACAATAGATAATTCTTTTGTTGTTGTTGAGTTAAACAAGATTTTGAAAAATAAAGAAAATCTTTCAATTGAAGCCAAAAAAATAATTCCAAAAGGATCAAACTTTTGCATTGAAAAGGAGTTGAGTTTTGGAGGTTGGTGGGGATTGACATTCAAATCCCATATCAATAAACACTATAAATCATTCAGTACAGCTACGCTTAGTGTACAAGAATATTTGACAATCGATCCTGATAGTATTGTTAATCAAGACAAGTTGGCATTTACACAAGAACAAATGGATGTTTTCAGTAATTATTTTGATTAAAATTGATTTTTATTTTATGCGGAAGTGTTAAAGGATAAAATCTATAAATAAAATGATGTTTCCAAAAATTAATAAATGTCAGACAACATGTAGAAATTGTGATATAGTACAAAAAATATTCGCAATATGTGAACGTGACTATTATAAATGGCCAATGAGTAAATATGCTAAATATAATAATAAAATTAATAATGATTATGAGTGGGCTCGCAAAAAAAAGAAAAATCATATAGAAATTAAATTTAAAGATAAAACAGTGTTTATCTTATTTTTAAAATATAATAAATATTGGGAAATTTACATTGCGCAATTTATTCCGGGTGAAGATCTTCCCTCGTTGGGATATATATATTATTGCGATAATGGGCATCATTTGGATTTTAATAACCATAAAAAATGTAATAAATGTTTATTTTTGGAATTTTTTAATATAAAAATGCCAGATATGTACACATTATCTCCAGTATTAATGGTAAAAATTCTTCAATATATTTAAAAATCATCATCAATAATCATCCTGTCATTTTTTTTTATATTATGTAATTGAAATGCAATTTTTTCGATATGAATTTTGTCATGAACTCTTTGTTCTAAGATAACAGTTTCTGTGTTTTGATTTGATCGATATTTAATTATTAGTTGATTTTGCTGGTATGTTAATTCAAATTGTTTATTATCTGTGATGGTTGTTAATTTATCATCATCTATTCGTTCAAAAAAATTACATAATTCGGTTAATGGTTTAATTAATTCAAAGTTTTTTATATCCTTATTAGATTTCCCTAAAATTACATTTATATGATACATTTTAACACCACTAGAGTATACATTGCGTTGGGTTTCAGACGTTTCAATAGGTTGTCTATTTTCAAATGTATAATATTGGAGTCCAAACAATATATAAGGATATCTTTGAACTATTAAACTTTCAGAATACATATTCCACTTTTTTTTAAATTCTATGGCATTTTGAGTTCCCATACTTGTATTACATCTTTGACACATTGGACGCATATTATCTATAGTCATACTTCCTTTTTTAGCTCTTGCTATAACATGACCACGGTGATAATTTTGATGAGATATTTTGTTTCCACATTCCATAATACAAAATCCATTGGCTTTTCCTGGACGTTTGTAAGCGCTCCATACATCTAAATCTGACATTATAATACAGTTTTTGCTAAACGAGTTCAGTAAGATGAACTATTTTTAAAAATATGAATTTTTAAATATCAATTTTTTGCAATAGTTTTCAGACACATAAATATTGAATAATTTTTAATTTAGAATACTAGCTAAACTTAAAACAATGTCTTTACCAATTGCTGTTAAATCAACAAATTGGAATGCTTTCATTGGGCCCAATAAAATTACAGGTAGTTGTTATAAATGTCAAACAAATATTTCATATTATAATTTTGAATGTGCCAGTATTAATGGTATTGATTTTACTGTGGATAAATTACGACCTATTTGTTTCAATTGTTACAAAGAATTAAATAATAAATCGAGAAAACGAAAAAATTGATTTTTTTACTTTCACAAATTTGATAATATATTATCACTAAAATTGCATTCACTTTCAGATCAAACTATTTTCTCATCTTCAGATCAAACTATTTTCCTCACTTTCAGATCAAACAATTTTATTGCCTTCAGATCGGAAATGTCTAAATATGCTAAAATGTCCCATGATGATTGTATTAAAAATGATGTACCTAGTCCCAGCGATACTGGAAAAACCCACATGTATTTTTGGATGCAAAAATATCGAGAAGCTAAAGGGTGGCCTTTGGGAAAATATAGTGTTAGAGAATTAACATGTAAACAATTTAAAAACCAATTAAAAACTCACCCTTTATCATACTTTGAAATTCCTAAAGATTATATGGGAGGAATAAGGAGCCCTATTTATAATAAAATTAATTGTGCTATAAGATTCTATGGTTATAAATTAGAATCTGGAGTCCAAAAAACATATAATTATAGATTGGTATATCAATATCTATATGATAATGATGATGATGATGATGATTCAGAGACTGAATCCGATGATGAATGGATGCAACGCTCTAAACCAATTATACAACCAATTGAACAACCAATTATACAAAAAATACCATCGATTGAACAACCAATTATACAAAAAATTGAACAACCAATTGAACAACCAATTATACAAAAAATTGAACAACCAATTATACAAAAAATTCCACCGATTATACAAAAAATTCCACCGATTGAACAACCAATTATACAAAAAATATCACCAATTGCACAACATTCTACTTCAGTGTCAATATTACCCCCAATTTCAACGATATTTGCATTAGCACCCCCACTCAAACGTCAACGCACTTTGTCTCCTCAAAATAATTATAATGTAACTGCACAACAAGATGTGAAATATGAAGTATCAGAACAAATTAAAGTGTTATTGAATGCATATAAAGTCTTGAGGAACTTACATAATCGACAATTGGGTATTACTCAATGTATTATTCAGGGTTGTTCGTATAAACGTCGCGCTAATAATTATTATTGCATATGTGAAAAACATTCCAAAATATTTAGTCCAAGAATAATTAATATTATATGCAATCTAAATGTGCCTAAGAAAACCATTAATGAAATAATTTTAATACTGAGAACAATCCTAACATCGAGTTATTCTGATAAAAAGAAAAATTGATTTTTTATTTACTAATATCAGTATTTTCATTGAATTAATATTAAGATTAGGATGGCAAATTATACTAGAAATTTCGTTAAATCGCTTTCAGTTAAAGACAAAAAAAATCTCACCAATTTTTTAGATAAAATTAAAAATGATCAAAACCAAGAATGGCTTTTTGCACAAATGTTGTGTTATGGGTTATATAATCTAAATATTGAACTTGTTATGCCACCTGAAATTTCAGAGGATTCACCTTCTGAAGATGGTGATTACCCCGAATCTAAAAAACCAACTGGTGATGAAGTGTTGTATAGAAAACAACTATTGGAATCTCTAGATAAAGAAAGTATTAATTATTTACATGAATTTCTAAATAATTTACCTGGTAATGAACTACTTTCAAAGATAATTATTGATTGTCACCACTTTATAAAAGAAGTTAAAGAGAGGTACACTGAATTAAACCGTCCAAAATCTAAACAAGAACTATTAGACGAGGTTGCTAATAACACCAAAATAGAATCATATGCAATAAAAGATATTGTCAAGAGAATTGTAGAAGGGGAAATCGTATATTGTGTTCCTACAAATGAAACATTACTGGCAATGTCTGATTATTATGATATACATAGTCGGGGTAGAGATGATGAACCACAAATTATATATTGGTATCTCTTAGAATCAGCTGTTGCGAAACGCTATTCAAATTTAGTTAAAAATCGAAACTGGAAAACTTTTTTCAAAAAGAATCCCTATGAAGATAATAGTTTTGTCTATCTCAAAGATAAATATTGCAGTTTTCATTCATTAAATTAAAATTGATTTTTTTTAATTATGATTAATGAACTATTACCAATACAACAGCAGAATATGCATCCCAATAAAACTGATGGTTTTATCCCAAGAGATCCCAAAGAAATTATAAAGGTAATAACGTATCTGAAAATTGCTGAAACTCAAGAGAAAATCATAGACGGTTTGTGTAATATTCCTTACGAATTGCAATTTGATATAAAAAAATTCCTTGGAGAAGAAAATTGTAGACAATGGGTCAAACGTAACTTTCCCAAAGTAAAAGATGTTGATTCTGTACTGCCAAGGCAGAATAGAACACATCGACAACAATCAAAAAATTATGGGTTATTGTTAAATCACTTAGATATTGACGAACCAGTATTAATTCAAAAAAAATATAATATTAGATGTAAACGGAATGTCTCAAACAAAAAAAAAACCAGATCACACAATTCTGAAAAATATGAATATGAAGCTAACTTTTGGAATTATGATAATGAAAATTCGGAGTCGGAGTCGGAGTATGATCAACTGTATGTTTGGGATCAACAATATGATTGTGAAATAGAGTATTGGAAAAATATGTATGATGAAATTTGTTATTAGTAAAAAATTGAAATTTTTTTTTATTAAAACGGTCAATATATCATTTTAAAGAATTTGAACTGCAATGAGAACTCGAATACTAAAAAATAAAAAACGGAATCAATCTAAAATTCCAAATTCTGCTTTAATTCACGATTTGCCATTCTTTGTTAAAGAACACCAAGAAATTAGGAAGCAATTATATGGAGATAATAGACCATTATCAGCCAAAGACTTAAACCACATAAAAAAACGAGTATTTAATTCGAATAAAATATACATATCAGACCGTAATCAACGTTTTGCTAATAGATATAAAACATTATCAACTTTCTCACGAAATAAGTTATTGAGTATGATCAGCCAATTATCTGATGAGAACTTGAGAGGACTTTTGGCAACTTTAACTTGGGATACTATCACTAAATCTTTAAATCAGATAATTGATGCAAATGTTACACCACCTCCTAAGAAATTAAAAAAAAATCCTGTATGGGAGGGAGAGAATATATTTGGAAAGGAAATATCTCCTAACAAATTAATATTTGGAATGGCTACGCCATTGTCAACACCAGTACCAATTGAGTCAGTGTTGACATCAACATTGGGGGGAGATATGCCTTTATCAACACCAGTACCAATTGAGTCAGTGTTACCATCAACATTGGGGGGAGATATGCCTTTATCAACACCAGTACCAATTGAGTCAGTGTTACCATCAACATTGGGGAGAGATATGCCTTTATCAACACCAGTACCAATTGAGTAAATACCACTATTTACATTGGGGGAACATACGCCATTGTATTCTGCCAAATTAAGTTTAAACCTGCAGAAAACTGGTCGTTCCTCCCACGACCCCTTTATCAATTTCCATGAAGAATGGCAAAGATATAAATAATTTAGAATAAATTGATTATTTTTTTTTCAAAAAATCAAACTATTATTAATTTCGAACCAATATGTTCATTCCAGAATTTCGATGTGGACGAAAAGGGCCTTGTACATGTTATTTATGTAAAATACACAAATGGTGGAAACGTGATAGTCATAAGTGGATGTTTGGGCAATACTATAGAGATGCTGACGATTATGTTTTGGTCTATTGTACACATGATAGTATTTATATTGAATTTATTGATGAACGTAGAAGTAAAATAACTCTTACAAAGGATAAAGCTTGGTTTTTAAAAATAGAATTTGTAGATCAAGAAGATCTTGAAACCTTTACAGATAGCTCCTATTGGTGTTTAAATGGTCATTATTTGGGAGAGAAAATAAGAGAATGTAAAAGCTGTAAACTATATACATTATATCAAACGTCCCTTGAACCATTAAAAAAATCATATTTAACATCATTATCTCCAAGTTTAATTGATAAAATTGATATTTATCTTAATTTTTAATTATTTTCCATCCCGGAGCTAAATGATTTAGCAATACAATGAATTATGATTTTTGTTCGGAAGTTGTTCTAGTATTTCACGGAATTTTTCATCAGATAAGTTGGTTGCTAGCTTATTTAACATTGTTTTATCGAAACAGAACAATAATTCTTTATTAGTAATTGTATTTATCGGGGATTGTGAATGGGAACTGTTTCTGGTAGATTTCGATCCAAAATAGAGACTGTCCTTACTTTTATCCCAATTGATTGTGTGTAACTTAATTGATAATTGTATTAAACAAAAAAAATCATCTTTTTTACAAATTTTCTTTTTTAGAAGCGGCAATTTCGATAGCGTTAATCAATAATTTATCACAATTTTGGAAGTCAGATAGATATTGATGATTAATCACATGAACACATTTATTATCATCAGATAATTTCATAGAATCATCCGTGTAAACAATAACAAAATTATTTGGATTATTTTTTTTGATATCTTTAAGATACTTTTTTGTCTGTTTAGGATTATTACAACAAATAATAATAACATCATAAAATGACCTAAAAATAAGCTCATACATAGCCACAAAGTACTTTACACCAATGAGATCACATATTTCTACCTGATATTTTCCAATTTTACGAACACCATCCTCGTTTTTAAAATTAAATGAGTATGTTTGTTTGAACTGATGGTTGTCTTCCAGAAGCAAAACACGTTTTTTTCCTTTGAGAGGTTTATCTTCAAGCAATTGAGATTTATATATAGGCCTGAACTGTTTCTCGTAATAAGAATGAACCTTTTTATAGAGTTTGAGTGGCATTATTGATATTATCTTCAATATATCTAATGAATATAACAATTCAATTTTTTTACAATAAACGGACAGATTCACCTTGTAAAGCTTGTATTATAGGGATCAGATATCGGATAAATAAAAATTATGACTTTTGGTCATAACTGGTTTGGCTGACCAGTTTGAAATTTAGCCAACTGGAGTTGGAGATTACGAATTTGTTCTTGTAAATCCCATTTTTCCTCCTTAAGATTGTTAATTTCAATATCTTTTTTACAATTTTCTCTAAATCGTTCTGCCGCCAAGTTCTTAAGCGCCCTCGCACGTTTTGACCCATTACAGGTCGTTTTTAAACAACATGCGCATAGATTTTGACATATTATAGCAGTACAGCCATGATTATTATTATGGCATTTGGTGCATATATAACGAGGTCTGGTTAGACGATTCATTATTAATAGTAATTAGTGATTGAATATTAATATCAATACATGATTCTAATTTTTCAATTTTTTAAACAGGTGTATATACGGATTGGTTTACAATTCACGAAAAAATTGATTTTATTTTTTCAATTCCCAATTATTGAGTTTTTAACGATATATGATGGTTTCACTAAAATATACACCTAATAATATTAAAATCTGTTGTGGTTGTTCACCAATATGTGTTATTCTTTGTATATTGGCTTTACTAACACCAATCCCATCACTTTCACTCATAAGTACCGGTGGAATTCTGTTGGCAACAACTTATAGTATCGATGCCGACGAATATGACAACTTTTTTTAATAATCAATATCAGGTTAATGTTAAATGTAATGATAATTGGACCCAACAATTCTGGGATTATTGTAATTTTACAGTAGAAATCAAAGTGGATTGTGAATCCAAAGGAGACGGAAAAAAATATGCTACAGTCGAATTTATGTGTACAAATCAAACATTCATTCGTTATATCCAGCAAAATGATAATGGTGTGAAAATAATATACAAAAACAAGACTACATTTTGGACTGGTATTGTATTAATTATCATCGGTGGTTGTTGGTTCTGCGTGTTTATGTTGATGATTATAATTATGGTATTAATTTTGGTTTTATGTTTCAGTCGTAAACAAACCATATCTATATTCATTAATAAAATAGTTTATCGGCTTAAATATGGTG